GTCTTCCAGTTTCTGGATGTGCCAGTCCGGCTTGATCGTCAGTCCGAATCTCTCCCAGGCATATTTTGTGATCCGGTTCACCGCCAGTTTCAGGTCCTTCCTCGATGATCCTGTCAATAGAATGTCGTCCATGTAAAACAGGGAATGGGATACCAGTCTGATACGTTTGCCGCGTCGCTCCTTATAAAGGTTCATCGCAAACCGGTATATAAACGACATGATATACTGGCATCCCCACTGGGACGGCAGAGCGCCGATCATAAATCCCTCATAGCCGTCCACTCTGTGTGATTTTAAAAGCGTTTCCCATAGCCACAGAAGCGTCTCGTTCCCGCAGTCCCGGCGGAACTGCTCCATAAACATTTCAACGCGCATGGACTGATAGCATTTCTTCACATCCAGCTTCACAAAGTATTTGCATTTCTTAGCATACTTCTGTCCGTTTGCTTTCGCCCAGCGTGCCGCCCGGTTATCTCCCAGTATCCAGCTCTGTATCATCTTTGTGCCGTATACCTGGCCGCGTCCTGCCACACTGGAAGCCTGCTGCGGCACGATCCGCCGCTTCCAGATTTCGTCCGCCGCTTCCTTTGCGATGTAATCCAACACCTGCTGCATGGCAGATTCTTTCCCGATCAGACGTACTTTTCCGGACGACCGGTCCACCCTTTCCCGGATCTGCACCGGTTTCAGGTCCAGCCTGCGTTTTGCAATCCTGCGGGCAGCTTCCTTTGCGATATTCCTTGCCGGTTCTTCAAATGCGCTTTTATCCGCTTCCTGCAGGGCGGTGTAATAATCTCTTTTCTGCATCCCTCCTATTTTGCATAACAGCATCCGGAAATCGTGACGCTTCCTATGTTTCAAAATACATGCAAGCACCCACGGATAGTCCGTCTGCCAGTCTGTAATATCTATCTCCTTACAGCTTCTTTTCATGCTGTCATTCCCTTTCTGGAATAGCCGGGACGTTCGCTTTCCTACCAGTCCCGTGGTTTCGCTATCAATTTCCCCCGCAGGGTGGGGACGGTTTCCCGCCTGCTGCTGTTTTCCGCAGCCGCCGTACAGTGTATAAAAGTCATCATCCAGAATTCCGGGCAAGGATGTTCCAGTTCGCATTCGACACGTCGTTGTTGCCGTTCAGGCACGACAAGCCAGCAGCCCCGGCACCATCGAACAGGGAGCCGCGGGCCAGCAAAGAAACCCAAGCACAAAACACTGCACGACCCCATATATCAGTTTCCGAGTTCCGATTATTAGGGGCGCCGCCCCTCTGGGCGTCTATGCCGCCCATTCACCCCGATTCCCAGAGGCAGAAAGCCGGGCAAGGAAGAGCCAGTACGCATTCGACACGTCGATGTCGCCGAACAGGCACGACAAGCCAGCAGGCCCGGCACCAGAGCTCAGGGTGCCGCGGGCCAGCCATTCCCGAATTCCGGTTGTTGCACCGTTCATGTAAAATGCATCTCTTGTATGCGTAGAAGAGCTGCCTCCGACCAGAGTCGCGAAGAACACGCCTTTTGCGTATCCTTGTTTTTTGATATACATCCAGTTCGAAGCCGCAGGCTGTTCGCATCTTAATCCGGTTGCCACATAATTCGCCGTTATGGATGTGTTCTGGTGTTCCCGCAGTCTTACGATGTACGGCTCATACCAGTATTTCCCATCGGCCTGATACAGATTCAGGATCACGTCTGCCAGAACCTCGTATCCACCGTTCATAAACTCAATGCCCTGCAGCTTGCCCGGATATTTACCAGACGTATTCGATACTGGGGAGCCGTCATTTCCCAGCACCCCGTCCGTCTTCCCGGTCACCCAGTGGAATGAACTGATATAGGTCGTTCCCGCTGTATTCGCCCCGTTTGCGGCAGTATCAAAGGCAGTCGCCACATCCACATAAACCGCCGCGTATTCCGTGCTGTCCACGGTTACGGTTTCAATCCCCGTGATCAGTGCACCGCCTTGTCCGGTAATGCTATACATCGCGCCAGCGTTTCTGTCTATACTGCCCTGATAGTTTCCGATCAGCACGCTCATTCCGACCTCCAGGTTTGCCGCCTGCGCCTGTGTGATCAGGATGCGTTTCACGCCCGTCTCGGATACAAGTGCCGGGTACTGGTAATTCAGGTTGCAGCACCCCTGGATGATGCCGTCCAGCGTCAGGGACGCATACTTGATCATCATTATCAGTTTTAAAAACGAGTCGTCCGCTGTGGTCGTGCCGCTGTACTGGGGACCGTTCTTCGCCGATAGTGTGTGCAGGGAATTATGGGAAATCCATGCAGTCGGTATCAGGCCGGAGCAGGAAGACATCTTCCCCTCTGCCGTAGTGTGGGACATGTACTTTGCATGAACTACCCACGGTCGCACTGTTCCGTCCACTCGCACGGCTTCCGGAAGCGGCTCCACGTTTGCATACGGACCGTTTCTTACAGCGGAATACCCGTGTGTGTAGGTTTCTGCTCCCTCCGTCCAGTAGTGGTATCCGGACATCTGCAGTACGCCCACATACACTTTCGGGTCAGTACGGACAAAATTATCGGTAATGCCGTCAATGGCGGTAATGGCCGGTTCCAGCGTCTCCGCATCAATCTCCCAGTTGCAGTCGACGCACGCAAAGAGCGGCAGTCCCGCGTAATCATCCTGCCCCGCCACCGTATCCGTGGACGGAGTGCAGGACAGCTCCGCATTGTCTCCGCCCTTTTCTCCGGTTGATACCGCCGATACTTCCGGCTGGTAGAATGTTGTCCACCCGTTCCATCCGTCGCGGGTGATCGTATACCATTCGTCGCATAAAGCCGTCAATTCTTCCGGCGTAGCGTTTCTGGCTCCGTTAACTACAAACCATTTCCGCATCTGCTTTTTGTATGCGGATGCCGTTCCATCCAGTGCTTCCAGAATGGAGGCATTAAATTCCCGCGCCCTGTAAGATGCGTTTTCCTGCGCTGTATTTTGCAGAATATCCCGGATCTCTTTTACCGTGGTATCCCGTGGAATGTTTACTGTTTCCGGCATTTTAGTTTCCCTCCTGTTCTTCATATACGATGATGTCCAGTCCGCCGTCTTCACCGTTTAATGCCAGACCGATATGATTGATCTGGTGCAGCAGTAGTTCTGTCGCTTCTTTTGCATCGTTCACTGCTTCTTCCGATGCTTTCTGCCTCGCGTTTTCCTGGGCGATCCGTGTTTCTTCATTTTCCTGCCTGGTCTTTTCCGCCTCGTTTGCATTCTGCGTTGCGCCGTCTGCTGTGTTCGCCGCACTCTTCGCCAGTTCGGCCGCATCCAGCAGTTGTTCCATAACATCCGTCTGTTCTTCCTCTGACAGCGGTTCTACTTCCAGTCCTTCCAGCGCAGGCAGTTCGGCTGGCGTTGTGTTAAACTCTTTTTGGACCACGCCATCAGGACCGGCCAGCTTCATACATACGGTAAATCTTGTAGTCCCTTTATATCTGCAGGCATTCCTCCCGACCGTCCAGGTAAATGTGATGCTGTCCTCGTTGACTGTCTTATCCTCTGCCAGATACAGATCTTCCACGTACCGGCTCCCGCCCGTTTCCGTGTTCCGGTAGTTGATCCGGATCGTAAAATCACCCAGATCAAAGATCCCGCTGTACCGCGGCATGGAGAAATGATACTGCCTGACGTCCTTATCGGATTCCACTCCTACGTTTGTAATGGACGGCGGTATGGTGATCGTCCGCAGGTCGTTGTCGATCACCAGATAGTCTATTCCAGTATCCTCATACGCTTCCGGATTATTTTCCATCTCAGCCAGTATCTCCGCCTCCATCATTTTCACCGCATCAGCCATCCTGCATCACCCCCACTTTGTTTGTGGTTATCTTGTACCCCGGCTTTAATCCGATCACCGACATCTCAAACCTTCTTGCTGTCAGTACTTTGGATGGAATATCGCATTCATCGTCCTTGATCTGTACCGGAATCTTTTCCGAATCCAAATATTTCTGGAACACCGCCATTTTCCTGCATTTACTCCACGCATTATCAAACGTAAATAATGCGTGAAGATATCCCTCTGTTCCGGGAATCAGTCCGGAAAAATCACAGCCGGGATCCGGACGGATATTTTGCCCAGTTACAATAAATTTTAATGTCCGCATTGCGTCCTCCTTTTTCTTGAAATTCTACGCCAGTTTCCCGATTGCGTACGCAGTCAGCCAGCCGACCTTTCCGGTAGATCCCACCGTTGTGCTGTACAGGTAAACATCTATG